GCTTGCGGTCAAGCTTTAGAAAAACAATTTTCTAGAGAGCCGAGAGAGTTTCGCCTACGCTTATCTGGTATAGGTAAACCAGTATGTCAACAACAGTGTGAACAATTAGGTATTGAACAGTCATTTAGTTACAATGCTATAATGCGGTTTTTGTTAGGCGATTTAGTAGAAGCTGCTTTAATAGCTGTTATGAAAGCGGCTGGCGTTAATGTAGAAGACGAACAAAAACCTACAGCAATAACTTTAGATGATACAGAAGTTACTGGAACACTAGATGTTATCATAGATAAGAAAGTATTTGATATTAAATCTGCTAGTCCTTATGCTTTCCAAAATAAATTTGGTGAGTTTGGTGGATATCAAAAAGTAAAAGATGACGATCCTTTTGGATATGTTGTACAGGGCTTTTCCTACGCAGAAGGCGAGAACATGCCTTTTGGTGGGTGGATAGTAATGGATAAATCTTCTGGAGAAATTACAGTGTGTGAAGCTCCTTCAACACAAGCACAAGAAAAGAAAGAAGCATTAGAAGCCGCTACTGTAAATGTTCGTAAATTAAAAAAGACGAAGAGAGTAGAGAAACAATTTAAAGCTACAGACGAAATAGAAAAAGGTGAACCTACTGGTAATAAACTTTTACCTAAGGAATGTGGCTTTTGTGGATTTAGGCATCACTGTTGGAAAAACGCTAAGTATTTGCCTAAACATACATCAAGAGCAAAGAACCCACCTTATGTGTGGTATACTAAGGTAGTAAAAAATGCCCATACTTAAAATGCATAATCTTACTATGGCAGACTTTAAAGAAAACAAAAATGTTTTTTATGTTTATCCTGACAACTATTCTATGATAGGGGGAGACAGCATTATAAAAGAACTACGACATAGCGATTATACTGTTCCTGTATATACTAAGCTGTCAAAGACTCAGCCATTTATATATGAAAGAGGTATGGCTATGTTAGATGAAGCTATGGAAAAGATAAAGTATCTACTAGGTAACAAAGCTATTATGTTTGTTTTAATGAATAGATTTTACGATGCTATAGATTATGATAATGCAGAAGAATACCAAAGATCAATAATAGATGAATTACATTTGTTATTAGAAAGAGAAAAACCAAAAGATGTCAGGATATAGATTACCATACAGATCAAAGTTTGAGGTAAGAGTAGCCGCAGACTTAGGCAAACGCAAGATAGACTTTCAATATGAAAAAGTAAGTTTTGATTATGTTCCTAAGATAAGGAATTATACTCCAGACTTCTACCTACCAGAATCTAAAATATACATAGAGACAAAAGGAAGACTAACAACAAATGATAGAGTTAAACATCTTCTTATAAAAGAACAATACCCTGATCTTGATATAAGATTTGTTTTTGTTAATGCTAATAATAAGATTTCAAGAACATCTAAAACTACATACGCAAATTGGTGCGATAGGCATAAATTTTTATGGGCTGAAAGCTTAGTACCTATGGAGTGGTTAAATGAGTAAAGATGATTTTTACAAGATAGAGTTTGCAAGAAATGAAAAAGTAGATAAATTTTTAAAGGAGCTTGATTTGAAAGAAGGTAATATGTATATAGTATTAAAGCCTGAAGACGAAGGTTTTGAAATAGTAGGTGCAGATTTGTTACCTGCCGATTTAGACACATATACAGGAACACAGATGTATATTCTGTTTGCTGGTCTTATGCACATGGCTACAACAGAACAGTTGACTGTTATGGAAAAAGGCAATAAGATGATAATGGATGAATTAGAAAGAAAACGAGAAAGAGAAATAGAGGAGAGAGGAGATAATGTCGTTGCGTTCAAGCCCAATAAAAAAGACATCAATTAGATATAAATATGATGAACAGAATATATTGAATGGTGTATATGCCTACATACAAGATACATACAAAGAACACTATTCAAAAAACAATTATCAGGCAACAGAATTTATTATAGATGCTGGTCATGGTACTGGTTTCTGTATAGGAAATATTATGAAGTATGCACAGAGATATGGAAAGAAAGGTGCAAAGAAAGATCGGAGAAAGGACTTGTTAAAAATAATTCACTATGCTATAATAGCATTATTTATAGAAGATAAGGAGGTCTAATGGCAACCGAAAAGAAACGAGCTCATGATGAAGACGGCAAATTTAAGGCAGATGATCCTGCTACGCCAGATGTCAATGAGGCATACCAACCTGTAAAGTTTTATCTTATGCAGGAAACTCTAGCAAACACTATCTTACAAAAACTAGCAGGACTACCATATGCTGAAGTTAGTGATATGTTAACAGCTTTCAGAGCTATGGGGCATGTTATGGTCGATCCCACAACTAATAAAGTGATAGGCAAAACAAATGCACCAGCCGAAGAAAAAACCGACTAGAGCACTTCTAGCTCAATTTACTGTTGAGCTTTCGCAAGATGGGAAAGTGTACCTTGAAAATAAGTCAGTTAATCCTGAGATTTTTAGAAAGACGATGGATGAATGGAATCAAGATTATGAAGGTACACTGTCCTTGACCAACCTTCTACGAGAATTTAAGCGAGAGTTTGAAGAATTAGTAGAAAAATCATACAAATTTATGTAAAACCCTGTCTAAAGGGAATAGAAGCTCATACAACAAAATTGTCTATTTTTGATACTAAAGCACCTGAAACATGCTAAAAGGCTCTGTATGAGCATTTAAACGATTAATTTTTTTCAGAACACTTGTAAAAAACACAAAAGCATCACTAAACCAGATGCTAGATGTAAAATTATGCTTTCCACTGATAATTCTCCTATGTTACTAATTGTAGTATACACAGGAAAACAACCTTTGTCCAATCAATAGTTTAAATGTTAAGTATTTATGTTGTGAATTATTGAGCTAGGGGATTATCGTTGTTACCTAGCTTATCCATTCTACCTTCAAGCCTGTCTAATCTTTTTTCAATGCCATCGACTTTAGTTTCTAATGGTGCAATATCTACAGTCTTAAATTTTCTTTTTTCAATATTATCAAGACGTAAATTAAATTGACCCCATGTGTAAAAACCTCCGCCTATTGCAGTGATCACACCTATTATAGTGATGTACTGTTGAAGTTTAGGTAATAAGTTTTTCATATTGTCCTCCTATTTTTTGCCTAAATACAAACCAAACCAAGCAGCCCCTGCACCTACGATTACAGATACAAATGCTGATTGTGAATTGGTTGGATCAGGTAATGTCATAAACCAGTCGCATGTCTTGTAAAACATAACACCATATAAAGTGATAAGTATTCTTGGAAAGATTCTCCACTTGTCAAAACCTTCAGGGTTGTTATACCAAGATCGTCTCTCTACTTCTACGACTTTAATTTCTTCTTCTGCCATATTATCCTCCAAATAAATCTTCTGATTGTTCAGATACCATACCTGACAATGTATTTATATTATTGCCTATCATAATTCCATACCCAACATAATTGTCATCGATAGTAACATCTGTATAGATAGCTCTAGGCTCATACCATTCTGTAGGTTGAGGTATGCTCATATTTTGGTAGGTATCAAAACCTGGCAGATAATTCATGTAGGCAAGTAAGTTTGCTTGTCCTTGTGTATCATATCTACCAGACTCTTGTTCTTGTTGTTGTGATTGTTCTTGCTGTGCTCTTATGTTACTAGCTACTATCTGTTCTGCTATCTGGTCAGCTTCAGATGCTGTTACCATAGTGCTAGTCATACTTTCTATTTGATTTTCCATAGTGGTTACTTGGACTTCAGCCATCATCATAGAAGGTGTATTGCCTACTGCAGGCATGGGTATAAGATTAATAGACTGTAAGACAGTGTTGGTTTGTGCTTGAGATGAAGCTATCTGATCTGAAATACTAGGTGAGCTAGTTATAGACATAGGAGATGATCCCCCTGATGTATTGCTAGATACAGAAACTGTAGTGCTAGTTTGAGAAGTACCCCCAGTTATGTTGGGGTTTATTCTTTCGAGTAGGGAATTAGTAGATGCTACGATTGATCTAATTCTGTTTCGTTTTTCTTTTTTAGTATCTTTCTCTTCATCATCTATATTATCTAGTAGCTCTAGTTCTTGTTCTATAAAATCATCTTCAGTAAATTCTTCTTCGTCTACTTGGTCAGGTGTTATTTCTTCTACAGCTTCATCTAGTGCCTGTTCTTCTTCTTCTATAGCTTCTTCTTCATTAAAATGTTCTTCTATTACTTCAGCAAATTCTTCTTCTGTAAGCTCTTCTTCTACAAACATAAGGAAGTCTTCTTCTGTATCTATTGCATGTATTTCAAATATATCTATGACTTCAGTGTCTGTTATGTCTTCAAGAGGTATAAAACTTATCTCTTCTAAATCAGGCGTAAAAGAATCTTCAGTAAATTCAAAATGCGTATCTATAAAAATAGGTTCCTCTAAATCATATTCCTCAACAAAAAGTATATCACTACTGATAGTAATAACATCGTGGCTATCACCATCGTTGTGCCAATCGTCAGCAAACGTAAAAAAAGTTGTTTCTCCGTATAGGTATTCATCTTCTTCATCAAATCCATAAAAATCCTCCTCATCATCATAACCAAATAATACAGAGTCTGTAAGTCCTGTACCATATAAATAGTCATCATCTTCAAAATTATTTGTTAAGTCATACACATCACATAGTTCACTAAAGTCTGCATCTACTAGACATTCAGAAGAAAGGTTGCTAAATGACTCGTCTATAACTTCTGCTGTAGTTAAACTAAAATCGTCAGTGACAACATAGGTGGTGCTATTATTGTCTTCATATCTCAAATACGTCACAGCTTCATTATTACCCTGTAACCCTATAGTTATGTCGTGATTCTGTATGCGTAGCTCGTCATACCTAAAAGAAATTT